CTTACCTGCCTGTGGTCGGTTGCTATCTTTTTTAACTGGATTGCTATTTGGTTTCTGGTCATGCTTTGCGAAATAATCTTTTAATTTTTTGATAGTCTTTTTACTATACATTTCTAAATGGTTTTTGACAGTCCTCGCAATTCTTAAATTCATCATAAGGCATACCCAAATAAATACCCGGGAAATATGCGTCACGCTTTGGCACCACCGTATCGGCACGACTGCCGGGATTGATATACAAATCGAACTTAGAATTATTGCTTTCCTCGACTAAATACTTCACCAACCTTTGCCCGTAATATTCCGCACGGCTTTTGAACTTATTCTTTAAATCAATAAGTTCGCTCATTGATACATTTTCGCTCCCCTCGTTTGTCTTTTTAAGTACGCCCTTATTCCAATATTGATGCGTCAGGGTATCGGTAAGCTCCGCCACCACGTAATAAATAAGGCAGTCTCTCACGTAGCTTTTTAAGAGCGTTATTTCGTCAGCTGTTAGATTATTATCTTCGATACCTATTTGAAGACGTTCGTACAATCCTGAGCCTAATAAGGGCAAAATATACATGTCCTGACAGACCTTAATCTCAGGCACGATCATTTTGCTATCAATATTTGAGTGTATTTGTGTACGCTCATAAATATTCTCAGGGCTTATGAATAAAGTATCTCTCATTTTTTATTTTTTACGAATAACGAAATTTTGCACCCAGCGGTGACGGCATGATGGAGAACGCTCCCCATCCGGCTTAGTCCACCAACCGCCGCGTCTATCCCACACGCTATAACCTAATCTCATGCTCATTGTTTCAATATCGGCACGTGAAAAGAATTTATCCATATCCAATAACCTACGGCAAAAGTTACGATTACGGCTGTCGCGCGGGCCTTCATAACTATACATTATTTTTTGCTCTAAGGTGCGCGGCTTTTTATCGGTTAAATCTTTTAAAGGCTCGGGCATGGTGCGCTCAATAATTTCATCAATACCAACCTTTTTAACAGATGCCAAAATCAAACCCCCTTCAACAAGGCTTTCAATAATGCTGACAACCTCGTCAACAGGCATCTTCAATGCGCGGCCAATAACCTCAGGCGTTATTCTTTTATCCTTTTTGATAAGATCGAGAATGTTTACTTCCGCCTGTGTTAATTCATCTTGAAAATTAAAACGTGCGCGGGATGCAATTACATTGTAATTATCGCGGCTTTCACCATGCGCCGCAAATTCAGCAAGTAATAATTCATCATGATCTTGTGCACTAAATTCCATGTCATTGTCAATAGACAACATGACATTAATTTCGTCGTCAGACAAACCTAATGAAGATTTTAGTAAAAGTTTCGCCTGCTCTTTATTAATACGACCTTTCTCAAAATTGCGGATAATACGATTAACGCCCTGCCATTGTCTGCCTGTTAAGTTCTTTAAATTCTCATTAACCTGCGCGGATGCCCGTGCAGGCTGTACGTCAGATGGTACAGGAGGCTGTACGGCTTCGGGATACTTTGTCAAATCAATACCCAGCTTCTCCAATATCCACGCCTTTGGTGCAAACTCTTTAATCGTTGCCTCACTAAACTCAAAAGCAATAGGCTCAATAGGTGCGATCACCATTTCGCCCTGCATCCCGAATAAATTGCTTATTTCAGTAAACAAAGTCTCCAAAGATCTTTGTTTGTCATTTACGTATGTTGTCTTAAAAATCTCGAAGCTGTCGCGCATCTCAGTACGACCTCCCAATTGCCCTTCAGTCTTAATGCCAAATAAAACAGGACTTGTAATTTGATGACCAACAAATATCTGTTGTTCCGTGGTCTTATTTAGTATGTCGAAATGCTTATCAAGATCAGTATTCGACAAATCCAGAACGGTCGGAGCCTTTGCAGGATCGTCGCTAAATGACAATACAATGCCACCAGCGTTTTCGCTCCCCGTGAATTTCTTTTTAAATTTCGTTTCAACAACCTGTTGCTCTTCCGGTGATGGCTTACCCTCGTTAAAGTTAATCAGCTTACTGCTGAACATCCCGTTTTTAATTGTGCTTAAATGGTACTTAGATAGCTCAATATCGACCTCGATCCAATTGAGCGCACCAATATATCCCGGATATGAATAGGTCTCTAATCCCGGTCTGTATTCTTTATAAAATAGAATCTGCTTGCCTTCCTTTACTGCCGGATTATACGACGCCACAATCTCAGGCTGCACCCTTGTTGATTGCGTCCAGTCTTTTATAAAATATTGCGTGTTGTCCTTATTTGTACGTACTTTATGATAAGGTACATGATACACCGCGCCAACATTGCCGAGAGCGTTATAATGAAGCTCAAGATACACACCGCCAAAAATCTCAATATCCGTAGAAACCTTTTTGAGTAAATCATTTATTGTCTCATTCTTATTTGGTACCAACTCCTGTTGGCTGTTATCTTTATACGATATGCCATTGCCTATGATGTAATTGACCTTGCCTAAGACAATCCCATTGTGCTTACTGCTTTTATTCAGCTTCTCCAGTAACTGATTAGGATAAAGATTATCCTCCCCAAATTGAATGTAGCCTTTGCCGGGCAGTTCCACCATTTGCGGCAGCTTAACATCGGCGAACTTTATAAAACTTATATTAGGATGCATCGTACATTTTAAATTTAACGTCCTGTGAATATTGCGTGTAGCTTATATTGGTATTGTCGTCCAAAAACATCAATCCACTCTCAAGTAACCCTAACCCCGCCGGGTTTACATTCGTTGAGCTTGTCTGCTCATATATATCATAGCGCCACCACCCTTCCTTATAGTTTGCAAAATACGTATTAACGGGGATAGTAAATTCATTCCACCTGTCTTTATTTGTAGATACGTCATGCAGATAATCCTTTATAAAAGTAACTGTATCATTCGTGCCTCTATTCGTAAAGACAAACAAATAATACGGCGAATCAATAGTCTGCTTCTCTTTAAGAGTGCAGATTATTGTTGCCGTCGTTCCTTTGATAAATTTAAACATATCTATTTATAAATACCTTAAAACAAAAACCCCGCCCGGAAGGGCAGGGCTCAAATCAAACCAACAAACAAAACAAACTATCCTGCTGTCTCAAGTGCGCTGGCTACTGTACTATTCACCTCCAGCATCGGCTCAGGCTCACTACCTGCAAAGGTAAGATCAAACCCGCTTCTATCTCCAAAAGCAGTACCCGTTCCGAGTGTTCCGGTTGTAAAGTCAACACCACGTGTGCGACCTACTAACCAATATTTGCCGTTATTATCTTTTGCAACTGCAATAAGTACGTTTTGAGCTAATAATTTAATCTCATTGCGTACCGCAACGTTCAATTTATTAACTACTAATTTCAACTCAGAAGCATAAAACACGGTTCCGTTTTGAACGTTACCTGTCATTGTTTCTGTTAAGGATCCAGTTTCTTTAGGAAGTTCATACTTCCAAAATCTTTTGCCGGATGCTTTTGTCAGACCTGTAACAACCCCGCTGGCTTCGGCAATAGATGAAACGTTACCTTTCTCGATAAAGTAAATTTCAACTATTCCTCCACTGCTGTCTTTACAGTCTAATGTATATCCGGATGTTAGTGCGCAAGGCATTGTTAAAAAATTTTATAAGTGAAGGGAGGCTTTTACACCTCCCTATGAATTATGATTACGCTTCGAACTTGGATATTTCGTCTACAAAAGAAAATTGTATTCCTACCTTCATGCGTGCACTGAATTTGATGTTCTCATCATCTTCGCTCCAACGAATCCAGAATTTATTCTCTTCATCAAGTAAGTCAGTACCTAAGAAGATATTACTCATTCTGAAAGCGTACAAACAAGCATCAGCATCAGCGCTATCCAAACCATGTACAGGGATTACTTTGTAGTTTGTGCCCGGTACGGTAAACACTGCATTATCATCATCCCATTTTGCGTCAGGTGCATAGTGGAATAAGTTTTGATCCACGTAAGCCTGAATCAAATATGAGAAAGTTCCCCATCCGCAGAAGATACGAACGTCTGCTTTACCTTGCACTTTAGCAGGCAAAGATTTAATCAAAGCCAACACCGCATTTTTAGCGATTGAAGGGCTATTGATAGTAGTTGCAGGCGTACCGTAAAATCCGGTAGTGTTTGCATTGATAACTGAACCACCAGCAGCAGCGATCAAAGTTTTGATACCATCAAACTTATTCAAAAGTCCGTTAGTACCTGCACTTCCTGTTGCGTTAGCGGTCCACAAAGCAACCTCAAGAGCTTCAGCTATTTTCTTAGCTTTTTGATCTGAGTAGTCAGCGGCAAAAGCTAAAGAATCATATTGACCCCCTGCCTTCAGAGCTTGTTGAGTGTAGTAAGGCTCAAGATCCTTATCGCAAAGGATTTCGTTTACTTTCACTTTACCTACTGTCAAAGTACGTTGAGTGAAGGTAGTCGTTCCTGATGCGTTAAATCCGCAAGCGCTATCATCTTGGAAAAACACATCGGTATCCATTCTTCCAATAGCTTCAGAAGATTTAACACCTACGCGAACGTTACCGAGCGCAAGGATTTCTTTTTGTGTTCTGGCTTCGAATACTGAGTTCTTAACCAGCAGATCTACGTTTTGCTTAGTATATGCGGCTAAGCCCGTTACATTGTATGCCATTTTTACTTATTGTTTAAAAAGGTTAATAAGACTATTTAATTTCTCTTCTTTGTTTTCTACTTGCTTACCAAATTTGAAACCGCTTTTTACAGGCTCTGTTGGTTCAGTTGTAGGCTCTTTTACCAGCTTTTCAACTAACTCAAATAAACCTTTGATAGCATCTTCAGACTTAGCAAAAGCAGCTTTCAAATTTGCGTTTTCTGTTTCTAATGCTGAAAATTTAGCATCGTAAGAAGAGAATTTCTCTTCGTACTTTTTGCCCATATCTTCAGCTTCAGCAGGCGCTTCAGCTTCAGGAGCGGCAGCGGGTTTGATTTCACTGATAACACCACCCTCACCAAGTACGATAACGGTGCCGTCTGCAAGCTCATGCTCACCAGCGGGAGCGGGTGCCATAGTTTCTTTTTCAATAGAAACCACACCACCAACTTCTAACTTATCAATGTAAACCTCAGTGCCATCTTTCAGCATATAACCGCCAAATTCTTTTTTTGCAGGAGCTTCAGGCTCAACCGCTGGAGCGCCGGGCATTTGATCTTCAAACACCAGCGCTTTAACTTTTTGTAATAATTCGATCGGATTCATATCAATTACATACCAAAATAAATATTTATGGATATTTTGCTTTGTAAGTGATTGATAATTAATAAGATATAAAAAACCCCCACTTAGAAAAGCAGGGGGTATAAACCTAAACATTAAAAACTATGAACACAAACTTTGAAACAAATTTTTGCGCCGGGTATTGATTTCGTCAAAGTTAAAATGTTTATGGCAATATTCAAAAAGTTGTTTGCCCTTTGCCTCCCTTAGATCTTTATCTTCGACCAGCGTGCGGATATTTTTATCCCAGTTCTCATAATAAACCACATCATCCGGAAAACCTAAATATGGATTAACCTTTGAAACAATCACCGGGATGCCCTTTCCTGCCGCCTCCAGTATCTTCAGATTTGACTTATATCCATTGAATGTACTTTTGCGGAGCGGGATTAATTTAATATCGCTTTCCAAATACATTTGGTAATACTCAAACACCGGAAGGCCTCGATACGCCATATTAGGTAAAAGCGCATCCGCTGTAAAATAGCTTACCATTTTCTTCCAAATAGTTTCCTCTGTTATATTGCTATCTGAATAACCGCCAACAACCATTTTTACCTTATCCTTTAAATCGCTATTAAGCAAGCGTTTCATGACCGGACGCATCATTTTCAAGTCCTCTTCATGCGATATGCCACCCGCCCAAAACAACCTAATCAAGTCCGAGGCATTGCGCTCGCTTGTAAATTGATTTTGACCGTATGGGATGGCATTCGGTAATATCTCTACATTTTTGTTATGGTAGTAAACCTTTTCGGCCAACCGCTCATGGGTGCAGGTAACTAAGTCTGCTTCCTTTAAATGCTTTATAATACGCCCATCGACATTATGCCTATTATACGTATCAAAATCCAAATGCCAATTATCCAATATCCAAAAGTCATCGACATCGACAACTAATTTAAACCCATGCTTTTTGCGAAGCTCTATCAGATCATTTTTCGGCCACAGCCTGTTAATGTTTACAATGTCGTAATCAAACTCTTCCGGGAACACATCCGTTATTCGTGCCTTTTCTTTTTGCATTAAAGAAACGGGAAGCATAAGCCTGTGGTAACCGCAACCGCTGAAGGATTGCGTTAGAACTAAGATTTTCATTTTGTTTGGTTTGATTTGATTATAAAAATATTTGAACTACCTCTCCCTCATTTACACCTGCATTATTTAAAGTGATTGTTTTAGTCGATCCATCGTAGCTTACGTATCGTCTGTCACTTAATGGCAAATAAGTTAATAATAAGCCATCAATATAAACCGATGGCGGATTTACAAAAGCGTCATCCTGCAAAACAGTATCATCCGGCTCCATTGGTGAAAAACCCTTTTCAACTACAAACTCAATATACGGCTTTATACCAATAAGACCAAGCGGAATTGGTTGCAGATTAGTGGACATTTTGCAATAAATCTTTTAACTGATCAATGATAAGTTTTGCCGCTGCTTCCTCTGACATTTTCATTGACATTTTTATCGGCATCATATCAAACATTCCCTCCACGCTGAAACCCCTAAACGTGCCGTCTTTCACCTTTGCCCATGCTTCATCAGAGTTGATCTTAGCACCCAAAAACCACGTGCCATCCGGAAGGCTCTCAAACTGCTTCATTTTCGGTATGCCTTTGCTTTCATCTGCTATCCATGATTGAAAAAAAACTAAATCCACTGGTTTTGACAAGTCATGCATTTCGTTACCGTTCGTTTGAAAACCCTTTTTGAAAAACTTCTCAGCAATAGTCCGGATGGTTTCCTTTGTGAAGAATACTTCGTACTCCGTGCCATCCATATCACGGCGGAATATCTTTTTATCCGGGATCATCGCGGGGCCGACAACAATGCGTTCTTCTTCGTTCACCACCGTAAAGGCTTGCATCTTTTGCTTATCTATTTGTTCAAGTTTACGCTGCGCCCATTCGATCCCGGCATCACCACCCCACGCTAACCACATAAGCCGCCCGCACCCGTCGCCAAGTTCTTTATCTGAATTTTGCCTGTGCCTTTCAAATGCTGCCATGCGCGCGATCGTATCGCGGCTGATCGGCTCCCCATTGGCCAACTGATTTGCCCTTTGCTTACCGACCGCCGTTCCGCAATCACCCCACCCGTTCTCCTCCGCCCATCTCAAAGCTACCTTTGCGTTTTCGCTTGCCTGCTTAGGGTAGTCCGTATAGCTTTCAAATTCCTGTTCATTGAAAGCATAAAAACCAACACCGATCGCAGGCACGTCCACTAAGGCAACGGCATCCACTTCAACGCCGCTCTCAATATCTTCTTTTATTGTCAGTTTATAAACTGGTAATTGCTTTTCCATTTGTGTAAAATTAAGGATTCCCGATGGATGCGTTTCTATTTATATACGCGTTTCTTTGTTCTTCGTTCTGAATGTCAGAGTTCAATACATATGCCCTTGTAGCTCTATTGCCCATCTCATTCACAGCCGCCGTGTTGACCGCTGTGGCTGTGACCTGTGGCCCCGCTGTAGGTGAAATGGGAGCCATTACATTTGCGCCTCCTGTATCAATGCCACCCCCCGCGGCTCTTCCGATACCAGATACGGCCTGCTTTATAGCCATTATGATACCTGCAGCTTGTAACCCATAACCGATAAGCATTGGAATATTTTGGGGAAAACCAATAGCTGCCGTTTTAGCCGTACCTGCTGCAACCGATGCGGTGCTTTCAGCTAATTTAAGTTTACCAAATGTAATGGTTTTCTTTGCCTCCATTATCATTTCTTGAGCTGCTAAAACCTGCTTTATAACCAATGCAGCACGCCCTACATTTGTTTCAGCACCAAACAATCCTATAATCTGATCCGTAATGGCTTTCTTTTGGTTTAATTTATCAATCTCAAGCTGATTCTCCTGCGCCGTTAAATTGCGCTTTGCATCCAAATACTGCTGATCCGTTATTAGCTTATTCGCAAGTTGTTGCTCAAGTAACATTTTCTCCTGTTCGATAAATTGCGCCCTTGCATCAAAATCTAACTGATAAATTTCTTTTTGTTTATTGATTTGCTCAAGCTGTGTATTTAATCCAGTTTCAAGTATCTGCCGATCTAACGCCTGCCCTTGTATAGCTAATTCAGATTTCTTATTTGCTAATTCTATTTCGGCTGCAACCCTTGCCTCGGTTCCTGCATTTGCAGCGTCAACTACACCCTGCAACCTTGCAAGCTCAATCTTTTTTTCTTCCTCAAAAATTGCTTTTTTAGCGGCAAGTTTATCATTCTCATTTTTTATAAGCTCCGCTGCCGCCTTTTGTTCATTCAGTAGTCTTTGATTTGTTGCCTGTTGCTCCTGCTTGCCAAGCTCAATCTTTATTTTTGCAAGACCAACGGCATTGACTTTTTGCTCAGATAATAGTCCGGTGATTTGCGCTTCAACGGCTGCGACGTTATTCTTAGCTTCAATAACCGCCTTTTGCAGTTGTATGTTTGCCTTATCTGCATTTGCTTCCGCCTGTGCTGCTGAAAGGATGGCCTGCGCCTGTGCCAATTGCGCCTTTCTTTGTTGATCTAATATTTTGCCAAGCTCCTCATTTGCCTTTATCCTGTCATCAATGCTTTTAGTTTCATCATCTCTAATTTGCCTTTGTTGCTCCGCCTGCCTGTCATATTTCTCCACAAGCCCAGCTAATGTAGCCGCCGCAAGTTGAGCGCTATTTTTTAGCCTTACAATCGATTTCTGTTGTTCAAATGTCGCGGCAACATCTATTTTTTTAACGCCTTCAATGGTGCCAGTAACTACGTCGCCTATTGACTTTGCAGCATCTACAAAATTTGTCGCAATATCCTTACCTGCATTTATTGCATCTTTGCCCGTTTCCTTTAAACTATCTTTTGTTTCATTTATACTTTTTGTAAGCTCCTTTATTTTAGTTTGATCTTTGTCACCGAAAAAAGAATCTTCCCATGCAAGTTGAATTTCCTGTATTGCTAATTTAATAGCAAAAAAAGCCAACTTTAAAGGAGTGAATACTAATGTTAATGATCCTTTTAAAACCTTGCCTAATGCCTCAAATCCATTAGTGCTTTTACTTACCCTGTCAATGACGCCACCTATAATCTCAATCAGCTGCGTCATGAGTGATGCAATGGTACCTGTAACCGCTGCAAATGTGTCCGCTACCTTTTGATTCTTAAATAAAGCATCCTTTAATATACCGAAAGCTCCGGCAATAACCGAAACAATGCCAAGCGCCTTAATCGCATTTCCAAGACTGGCAAAACCGCCCGCGCCCTTCTTGGCATCCTCTCCGGCTTTCTTTGCCGACTTACCAGAATCATCAACACCTTTTTTGAGTTTCTCAACATCACCCTGCGCGTCTTTGGTATCGACCGTTATCTTAATTGGTATCTCCTGCTTAGCCATTATTTATAACTTTTAATAATTCTACTTTTGTTAATTCGCCGCTTGTTGCGTCGTAATCCATCACCTTATTAATCCGCCACAATACCCCATCAATAAATACGGGTTTACTGAAATCCAATTGCGCTATGTCCAGATCAGTCAGGTAAACATGACAGGTTAATAGCTTGCTGTCTTTATCGGCTATCTCAGCAATATACCCGCTCCAATAATCATTGAATAGATTGTTTGTCGGGTAAACGTTCGGGTAAAAATATATCTCTTCGGCCGCCCCGAAGTTTATATCCTTTGTCGGATTCACCGGGTCGTCAAAATGACCCGCGTAACCGTAAGTGGTTAAGGCGGCGCCTAAGTTTGGGTTTAATGTGTCATCATTATTTCGGATATACCAACTTGTAATAACCGTCATTTTTTTAGCCATTAAAATCCTGATATTGCTATCAGTTAGCTCCTCCTGATCAACCGCATTACCTGATGATTTTTTGTAAATGGCAGTTACTACCTTATCTGTCCCCTGATATTGGATTAATACGGATGGGGAAAAACCTACTTCAATAGTCTGCTTATCCTTTGCGAATTGAAAAGCCGTATCTTCTAAGCGTGAGCCGTATGGTAGGTTGTATTTCTTTTTATAACCCTCATTATAAAAGTCATTGTCCTCTTTATACTTATACTCAAAAAACCTACCATTTAGCATCCCCATCGGTTTGATATTCCACGGCTTATCTCTTGCAACCTTATATGTCCAGTCTTTTGAATCGGATAAATCATAATAATCCACATACGGCTCAATCAATAAATGTTTTTCTTTTAGCTTATCTTCAGTGATGTACAAATTAAACATCTTCATTATCCATGTGAAGAAGTCTTTTTGATATATACCCTGTGGCAATGAATCGTTAATTATTACTTCGTCATTTAAGTCAACAAAAGTAGTTATGACAACTAAGCTGTTGACCAAAGCTGAAACGGATCTAAGAGTTATATCATACGGGCTTTCAACATCAAAAGAAAGAATATCATTTGTATTGATTGAAAAATTACCTTCTAAAAAAGTTCCATAAAGACCTATCCTGCTATTCGGGTATATTGTTTTTTCATATAACTCGGTGCCATTTTTTTTGATTGATACCTTAATATAAAATCCGGGGCCCGGTATAAATGGATCATTTGTGCTATACCTTAATCTGACATCAAACCGTGCAAATAAATTTGTGGATGGCTGATTCCACGTGAATAAACTTTTACTTGTATTGATATTAAAGTTTCCACCTAATGCATAGTTAAATTCAACGGGATTGCTTATGCCACTTCCCACACCATTTGCAACTAACTGAACAGACGTTTTTTTGGTTAGCCTTTTTGTATTATTAGGTATTATGAGCTTTTTGAAAAACGTGCTATCAAAAAAACTACTTTCATAAGTGTATCCGCTTGGCTCAAATATCTTATCAATATACTCTTTCGCATATAACGCCGGGCGGAAAGTTCTGTAATCATAATCTATCTTCGCGCGAACTCCGTTTTTCTCTGGTGTTGAAAATGTGCCGTAGTCAATCAATGGATAATAATAACCCGCTCCGTTTATTGTGTCCCAGCTGTTTACAATGTTTGTTCTATTATAAACGTGGTTATATTCACTAAAATCTAAATCCTCCAACTTACCTGCCCCAATGGCTGCAATAAACCCGCCAAGTTCACCAAACAGATTCCCTTCGTATTCTATCATGTCGCGCTCCTTTACAATCCCTGTGAGCCTAAAAACGCCCTTTAAAAGCAAAAGTCCGTTTGCCCTTAACTCCGCCTTAGTGGTTTGAGCTACGTTAAAATTAACACCTATGTTTTCGTCGCCAGCGATGTATGGGTTATTGCTCCCAAGCTCACCCACAAACCCCAGCAGCTTATTATTTTTTGCTGTTCCTGGAAGAACTATCGTTTTGCTGAATGATGTATCGCGGCTGCCGTACTTATTAACGTCATCAATATTGTAGCTCAACTGCATCCCTAAATCCTGACGAATGTCAGCGAGCTGCCCTTCTAAAAATAGTTCGTAGATCATCGGTACTGAGTATTTTGTTTATACACCTCAATATTAATATCCAGCGTTTCAGTCTTATTCTGCAGGCCGTTCTTTATCTCATAATTGCTATCCGTAATCTGCACCGGGTGAAATAAGTTTGCCGTTTTATCCCATAAATACACCAAAGGGGAAACCATTAACTCAAATAGCCAAATGTACTCACCGCTATCCAGTAGATCCGTTGTCAGCTTCATCTTTGTATTAAACTCGCTGCCATACGTTCGCATCCCTTCATATAGCACCTTGCCGGACTTGTTGACCATATTAAACCCGCTCAGCTTCCATTCCATCTGCTCAAACTTCTTTTTTTGATTGTCGGTCATTACATTGCCATTGACAAAGGTAAAGCTATCCCATGCGCCGTAAGCATTTAGGAATACTAATGTATAAGGCGTGTATTTTGAACAGCGTTTTTTTAGTTTCTTTGTAGCTAATATAGTGCCGCTCGTTTCAATCTCTACATTAACATCGCCGGCTAAGCCATTTATACTGAAATAGTGAAAACCATCCACAGCCGTAACCGTATTTTCGCCGCCCGCAATACATATATCAAACTCATTGCCCGCCGCTAATCGTTTTCCGTTAAAACTTAATATTACGGGCTCACCAATATAAAAATAACTCTCATCAGGTCGGTTGGTTAGATACACCGTTCCGCTGCTAAGTGAAGCTGCGGATTTGTGAAGCGGATGGCGGTTGTAAGTATTATAAACGCGGTATGTCCCGGATGCATTATTTTCCAATGTTGTCGTTCCGCAAATCTCCCCATATCTTACATCATACTCACACCACCAAAAGTCAGCACCCGCATTCAACACCGGGAAAGATACATTATAAGCGCTTTGCATATCTATATCCGCCAGAGTATCTACTGCCAACGCCGACCTCACAATATTGCCAACATTTATAACGCCATAATTGTCATCTCCATACGGACTGTTCGTAATCCTTGTAAGTAATTCAGCGCCCTTGTAAAGATCAAAAATGTATTTAAACCCCGCGATATTCTTATTCGTGCTATCCACCACATGCCACACATCTTCATTTGCCGATACATATCCCGATGCCTGAGGAGCGCTCTTAATTGTGATTGCCATTATCTGCTTTTTATTTCTTTAATCAATTGGTCAAAGTTAGTTCTAATATTTAACCCCGTAACCTGTGCCAGCTTAACATCCAAACCTTTAAACGTTTGCTCAAAGCTGCGCTCCCAAAATCCGGTGTAAGGTAAACCGCGCTGCTGTATCTTTCGAGCAATAAGGAAAGCCAGCGTCTTTGGCTTTATTCTTTGCGTCGCTCCCCTTAACGCACGGCTCGACTTTTGTGCTTT